TGCGGGCTGGACGCCGCGCAGGTAACACATCGTACCGGGTACCGAGACAGTCCCCTGAAACTGGCCCGAATCCGTAAACCGATTGCCCTTGTAAAGCCCGAACTTGTTTTCATCGATGCCTTCGCTGTCCGGTGCCTGCACCCAGAGATCCAGGTTCTGGTTACTCTGCGACGGCACCGGGTCCGTTAGGACAACCACGGTCGCACTCGTAACCGATGCAACCGTCGTCAACACGCCCTGGATATGAATGTCGCTACCCACCATCGAGGCGTCAAAGTTCCACGAGCCACCTGTCTTGGTGACCGTCTTGTTATCGGCGGCAACGTTACACGTACCGTGCGCATTCCAGCCCTTCTGCACCGTGGCAAACGTGAACCAGTAATTCGGGTCCGTCATCAGCGTGGGCTGCATGAAAACGAGTTCGTAGAATCCCCAGTAGTACACGCCCGGAGAAGCTGGGTTGTAGTTGAGAACGTCGCCCGACACCGGGTTGGGGGCGAAAGACGCCTGGGTAACATCGGTATGGAGTGCTGCACCGACTTCAGTAACGTGGAACGGGTATACAGCCGCGCCAGCAGGAGGCGGGCCTTTGCCAATCGAGTTAGGCACGGCGTACATCTTCCAGTCACCGTTTCCCGGCGCGGGTACGATAACAGCGCCTGCAATCGTCTTGCCCGCTGTCGTCACCGGGTCACCAATACGGATCACCGTTGCCGGGGCAGGTACGTTGAACCACCCCTGCCAGATTGGCCCCAGCCCGTTGTGCTCGTCCATCCAAAGCGTGACGTTTGTCGGGTACTGGTTTCCGGCTATCGAGATGGTAACCTGGATAACGGTGTGCAAGCCCTGCACGTCATCCTGATAGCGCGGGCCTACCTCCGCAACCTGGAAGTCGGGCGCAATCGCGGCAGGGTCGATCTGCAGGCCTGTCTTTGTACAGGGCGTTGGTGTCGGCGTACCGAACTCATCCCAACATTCGAACTCAACGATCCACCCCGTCTGCGAAACGAAGGGCCGGATATCGACAATGCCTGTGTAATCGACCTGCGAGCCGGAACCCCAGTTGGTAGCCGTCAGCGAAGTGATCAGCGTCCGCTGGTAGGGTGGCGATAAAGCCCCCGGACTAATCGCCGTGACATCAATCTTCTTCAGGTGGCTAAAAGCCGGGTCCGTCGTTGGCAACTGGATCGTACCCTGGAACCCGAACTGTTGGATGTTGCCATTGGTCTTGTAGTACGGTGTTGCTGTCGAAGTGGGGCAGGTAACGTTTGGCGCAAGCGGCCCCTGTGTACTACCGCCGCCGCTGGGCGGCAGGAAAACGCTTGTGTTCCCACCCCCGCCCGCGCGTAGGGCGCGGACGGTTGGTACGCCGCCACGGGCGCTGAGGTTGCCGACGTTGGGATAGATTCCACGGTTTTCGCTCATACTTGTGGCACCTTAAAGTGGTATGTACCGTTTGCCGAGCTAATGTCCCCTAGAACATGGAACGGCTCGCCGTCTAACAGTTCGTTCGTTGGCCAATTGGGGTCCGTTGGCGCAGGCCGGATGATCACGTAGTTGATGTCTCCTCCCCACCAGGCCTTGACGAAGTAAAACTCCTGGTTAGGGACAGCGGAGAACGGGATGACCGTCCACGAAAACGCGCCGGGGATAGCAACCGGGTCACCTGAGGCATGCGTAGCAATTGCACTACCACCTACCCAGGCCCGGTTGACCGTCAGGGTAGTTGTACCCGAGCCAGCCGTGACATACATGCGCTCTCCCGATGCCCCTCCTACCTGGATCACCGTACCGTTGGGCGGCGTGTAGTTGGCGGCAAGCGTAACCGTCGTGTCAGTGGCCGGGTTGGCACCAAGATCCGCAGCCAGCGTTGTTGTTGGCGGTAGCGGAGTCACGCCGCTGGTATCAAAGATCAAAACCTTGTCCTGCTTAAACATGCCAAGCGTATCGCCAAAGTATACCACGCGGGTATTCTGAGCGCCCCATACATACAACTCACGCATCGTAGCGGTTTCTAGCGAACCCTCCAGAATACTCTGGGGGTCAAGATACCCCTCCACCCGGACCACCATGCCGTTGTAGAGGGCCACGGGGAGCACCGCTTCAACCGTCGCAGCCGTGCTGGCGTTTTGCGGGGGCGTTATCTGCGCGGTGGTGTCAACGATAATAATACAGCTTGTCGCGTCCGGTAAGGTCACCCAGCCGGGGCTAATCGTGATGCTCGTCTGGTCGTTGGCGGTAATCATCTGGGCTTCCTGGAAGGCCCCGGTGCCCGCGATAACAAGCGCGAAGTTACCAACGTTGGCGCTGGGCTTCAGCCCGTTGTAGCTGCCTACGTTGTTGTAGACGTTGCTCCATGTCGGGTCCGAGTAGGTCAGGTTCGTTACCACTGCATCGCTTCCGGGTACAGCCGCTGTCCCTGCGGCGCGGCCCGTACGGATAGTAAACAGATCCCCGGTCTGACAACCCGCTGCGACTGGATCGGGTGTGACAATAAAATCGCCCGTGTTGTCGTGAGACGTAATCGTGAAATCCAGAATCGGAACCTGGTTGATTGAACCGTAGCGGTTGGCGAGCTTCGACATCACGCGGCCCTTCCACATGTTCGCGGGCGGATTGGCGCCAAGTACAATATGGCCGGGGTTGAGTGAGTTGATAATCCCCACCTGGGCTAGGGCACCGCTTACGTACTCGCGCCGCACCTTCCAGAGAATCGGGATACCTTTGTTAAACGTATCCATGGCCTGGTTGCCAGTCACCGTGACTTCTGACCCCAATGCGTTACCGTCCGAACCGACAACGTAGTCCTGCTCAATCGTAAAACTCGATGCCGTGAAAATCGGGTCACCCGAAACCGGGAAGGCCCCACCCGCATTCCAGATAGGCTGACCTGCAGCCCCTGCCGTGGCCATCATCTGCGAGCTTGCACCACCGAGAACAGAGAATTGGTTACTCAGCGCAATGAACGCCTTCCGCCAATCCCCGATAAGCGCACCGTTGATGGCGTGAAACGACCACTTCTGGCGCTTGTCCTCTACCGTAAAGTTCATCTGGTCAATCAGGAAGTTCGCGTTGACGGGCGGGCGCAGGAGATGGATCGATATCAACTGGCCAACCGCTAGACCGGGACGGTACGTGTCCGCGCTAAACGCAGCCGCCGGATCTCCGAAGTCGGTTACAAATGCCGTCGCAAAGGCGGCACCCGTTCCGCTTGGACCGCCGATGACATCGTAGAACGGGTTGCCAATGCTGATCTGCGACTGCCACTTACCCGTACCGCCCTCTATGCTCAAACGGGTACTGATCGAAGTATCGTTCGAAGCCGTAAAGGTCTGCTTGGTCAGGGGCGAGTAGTTAACAACAATCGTCTCGTGTTTGCCCGTTAGGGGCGCTGCGGGGTAGATCGTTGCGCCGTTGGTATGGTTTGCTCTATCGCTCGACACGCCCCGGATGCCTACGCCGCGCTGACAAAACCAATTTTTGGTTGTACTGCCGCTTATTAGCTGCAGCCACTCCTGGTCGATCTGGATCTTGTACCCCTGGTTGTCGAGGTTCTTCTTGAGCGGGCTGATGACGTTAATCGTGTTGGTGCTGTCGTTGAGATCACTAGGCGCGTCTAGCGTTGTCAGGATTGCCTGCTCAATCGAATTGTCGCCCTGCGACCAATACAAATCCGCAAATAACGGATCGTCCGCGCCTTTTACCCCGATGCGGGGATGTACAACCCCGCTTGTGGTATTGAGGGTTACAAACGGCGCGGTACCAATCGGACGGCCCATCGGATACGAATGCGCACTGGGGTCACCGTAGTAATACTCCGACTGCGACGCGCCGATAGTCTGTGGCGAATCGATGTTGACATCGTTGCATAGCTTCTCGCGGGTTGTCTCCAGGGACACTTCTAGCAGAATGCTGGAATCGTTGACATTCGGGTCAGAGGAAGTCTCGTCGATATGCCACGGTGCCGGAATTTGTGTAGCTTCAACAATATAGACCTTCTTCCACGGGTCCACCCACCAGACATAGGAGTGCGTCTGGTCCGCGCCCGCCTGCAAGGCGTTATCGACTGCCTGCGCAATCGTATCCTGACCCCCGTTGGCCTGGAAAAACGCGATGACCGTTCCAGAGGGAAAATGGTTGCCAAGATTCGTACTCAGGCCTTCGCTTTCGCAGTAGTTAAAGACCAGCTGGTTGACGATGTCGCCCATGTTCATGTTGATGAACTGGCCAGACTGCGAGCATCCGTATTCAGCGGCGGGAATCGCGGGCGCGGCAGGGTCGTGACCCGGAGCCTGTAGTGGGTTACCCTTGTCCGGGAGGGGTGGCGGGATGTATCGGTTGACTAAACGGCGGTCCAGAACCTGCGCCCACGATACGCAGGAAATGTCCCAGTAAATTGGGTTGGGATTGGGAACCCTACCGGGGATGTTGCGGGCCTTTACGGAGTCGATAGAGCCGCCAAAGTAATCCCCGTTGCCGTCATCGTACAGGTACACGGGCATGCCAACACGGATATCCAGAGCGCCAAGCGGGTCGAAGACAGTTGCCGTCAGCGTAGCCCGGCAGGAGGTCGTGAGTGTCCAATCGATCTTCAGCGGGTTGTTGATATCGGTGGATACTTCCCGGTAGACCGTTATGTTGGCGGCACCGGGCTGCGTTTTGTTGACGGCGTTATCGGCAAGCGTGATGGACCCGGAACCAATACTCGTAAGCTTGGTGACCAACAGTGTACCAGGATACTGGGACAAACCCGTAGCCGGATCGTATTGCGGGTAGGTGGGAATAAATGGCGGGGAAGCGCCTGCTCCAATTACACTCACCTGCGTCCCTACGTCGCTGCTCGAAAGCGGTGGCCCAATCGGGAAGGAACCCAGGTTCGTAACCGTGTTCGAACCCGCTGCCATGTCCCCGCTGCAGACATGCCCAAGCTTCAGGTGCAGCCGTCCAGGAGTAGGGATGGGCGTGTATGGCATAAGGCGATTTTACTTCCCCGTAGGATCGAAGGCCCAGGTGCGGCTACTTTGGCGCAGCTGGCGTACAGCGTTATTCATAATACCGGATACATAGCGGGAGTCAGGCACGCCGTGAAACGTTGCGCCGTCGAAGCTTACAATCTGGTTACCACCTCCACTCCCCGCCCCACCCGCGCTCAAGCTCTCGCCTACACCCTGCATGATGTTCTTACTGGCAACCGTCTCCCCCGCGTGAACAAGCGCCACACCCGTCCGCATGACCTGCCCGCCTTCCTGTAGGCCGGAAATAAACGCGGTGGCCCAGAGTGCCGTGGTGTTCGCGTCCACCGAAGCTGCCAATATCCCGAGAGACACATCCAACGTTACCATGGTAGTCGTTAACGTGGTCATCCCAACACCCACTGCCGCTGTGTTTGCAACTACAGCAGTCGTGTCTGCAGTCGTTGCAGCCGTGTTTGCTGTATTCGATGCAACTAGGGGTGCGTTAGCGGCGGCTGCACTAGCACCGCCGCCCGCGCCTTTGGCAACACCCCCCAACATACCGCCGACCTTGGCTAGGATGCCGCCCGCGCCCCCGCCCGCGAGGACATCGGCAAAGGCTTTTACGAGCGACTTCAACGCCGTCCCAATCAGCTTACCCAGAATCTCGTTTTCGATCTGGTGCAGGACGTTCATCATCGTATCGCCAAACTTCTTACCATCCGTAATCGCCTTGGCGAAGCCACCCGCCCACTTGTCCCACATCCCGGAAACGGACTGGGTTAGGTTCGCCTGGATCAGTTTACCAATATCCTTGAGGTTGTAGTTCAACAACAGGATCTGAACATTGACTGCCGCGAGGGTTGCCTGCAGCCCCGCCGTGGACTGGCCCATTGCCTGCGCAAGCTGAATCTGGATCTCTAGGTTCTTCTTCTCGGATTCCAGGAACGTGTAGGCGGATACAGTCCCCTTCTTGTAGCCCTCCGCGATCTTTGCAAACGCTTCGTCTGCCTTGTTGGCGATATCCTGATAAACGGAAACTGCCTGGAAGCCCAACTCCCGGAAGCCTTCCGTTTGGCGCTTGATGTCGTCTAACTCGTCTTTGCCGTGCTTCTTGGCCCGCAGCGTTTCAAGCCGCTGCACCATCCCCGCAATCTGCGCCTCGTAATTGTGCTCCGCGCCACTCAATAGCTGCAGGGTGCCAATATCCCGCGCCAGCCGATTGGCCTCAATCTGATCTTCCTGGGCATCGAGATCCAGATCCGCTGCCTCCCGCTGGCTATCGGACATCTGCTTCGAACTAACAAGCAGGTCATTAATACGGCGCTGTGTCTCCAAGTGTTGAAGGGCGCGTTCATCCGCGCCGTCCAGCGAGGTCTTCTCAGCCTTTATACGGTCATCAGCGGCTTTGATTACCTCACGGGCAACCTTGTTGGTTAGCTCGATGTTGGTATCGGCCCACCTCTTTACGGCGGCAGTACCTTCTTTGTCCAGCGCTTGGGCCTTCAGGTCATCGCCGTGCTCCTTCAGGAGCGCCCGCTGCTGCGCAATCGAATCCTGAGTAATATGTAGAATTTCGTCATTCGCTGTCCGCTCAACCGCAACCGCCTCCATCACGGACGTGGTCTTCATCGCAACGCCAGCGTTTGCGGCCTTGACCTTTGCTTCCTCGACACCCGTAGCAGCCTTCTGCGCCTCTTTTATCTCATTGTCGGTCAGCGCCTTGTCTAGTGCAACACCTTTCGCCTTATAGTCCGCATCGAGCTTGGCGTTATCGGCCCTTCGCTTATCTTCCGCAGCCTGCCGCGCATTCGCCGCGCCTACATCCGTCATGCCCTTCTGTTCCGGGTACAGCTTCTCTAGGCCCTGACGGCGACGGATGCCCTCCATGGTAAGGTTGTAGGATCTTTCATTCAGGCTGTGCAGCGTCTCTAACGTTGTTGCCGCGCTAGCCGTGCCGTCTTTTTCCTTCTCTAAGGCAACTCTCCGTTCCTCGGCAATCAGCTTCTCTTGGTGCGCAATGTACCCATCGATCTCCGCTTTTGCATCGCCAAACGATTGCTTAATAACCAGCTTGTGCGTCTCAGCCACCGCTATAGCAGCCGGGTTTAGCTTGTAGTACTCTTCCGAGATCTTCTGCAATGCCAGGGCGTACTTTGGCAGGTCTGCGTCACCCGAACGGATGATTTCATCGTTCAGCTTACGGACCTGGGCGTACATCTCGGGGTATTGCGCCGTTAGCGTCAAAAGGTTTTGGGCGGTTTGTAAGACAGCACTCCGCGAGCGCTTCGCGGAATCCTCAATGCCCGCCTGAACATTCGCACCCTTTTCCAATTCAATCGCCAGCTGGGCAATCGCAACTAACGCAGCAACCCACGGATTGCCCGTTGCAAACCCAGCCAAGGCCGCAGCCGCCACGCCAACCGTTCCCGGCACGTCCGCGAACACCTTCAAGAAGCCAACACCCAGGTCAATGACCTCCTTCATGATGCGGCCTACCGACCGCAGGTCATCAAGCAACTCGGTGAAGTCCGTGTCCTTGACAGCCTTCTGGATCTCCACCATGGTCTCACTGGCGAATCGCAGGAACTCCTCTGCCAAGGGCTTGAGCTTTTCTGCAACCTCCTCGAAGGTCTGACTCATGTGAGAGCGGAAGTTGGTCCACTGCCCAGTCAGGTCCTGCGCTACCTTCTCACCCAACCCCTTAAAGCGTGTCAGCGCCTCTTCCATTACCTGGACACGTTCTTCGACCTCCATTCCCCGGAAGGCTTCCCGCACCCGGTTCTGCGCCACGCCCATCGCCTCGGCCATGTCCTTTATGGAAATGCCCATACGCTGCAGGATACGCGGGCTAATCATCCCAGCGCCAACGATCCGGCCCATCATGTTTGCCATGCTCTCGAACGGCATGTTGGTAGCCGCTGCCGCGTCTGCCGTGGACTTCAATACCTCGGGGATTGCCTCCAGAGGCACCTGCATGGCCAACAGGCGCTGTTGGGCCGTCATCAGAGCGGGGAATTTCAATCCTTCGTCGTACCCAAGTTTGCGAAGCTCCTCCATGTGCTCCGTTGCGTTCTCTGTCTCGCCTGTCAGGGCGGCGAAAGCCTCGGTAGCGCGTTCAACCTTAGCAAGTTCTTCGAAGCCCTCCTGGAGCGCTTCCTTCAACCCCTCGATGGCAAATGTAACACCGACAATCTCCTCCAGCGTACTGACCAGAACTTCCTTTACTTGCTCACCAATTTCAACTTCCTTCTCTTCTACCTCCATCCACTCCGCAAACTTCTCGCTCAGGTGGCTAAAGATCTCACTTAAGCTCTCCCCGGCATCGGCTTGTTCGTTCAGGCTTCCGGTGTTCTTATCGGCTAGCTCGCTAATCGGCTCCAGGGCATCCGTAAACATGTTGAGTTGCCCTGCATCATCCGCGTACGGGATATCCATCGCCTCCGCGAAGAGGTCCATCTGAGCAGAACAACCCTGTACCACATCTCCAAGGCTCTCAGCAGCCTGGCCAACGCCTTCCAGCTGCTGCTGCACATCGGACATGTCAGCTTCTAGTTGTACAACTACATCTGCAATGGTATCAGCCATGTCAGTTCCTATACGGCGTAAGCGCGGCGGTTACATTCCGAAACATGCGCTCGTCCTCAAACTCGTCACCGTCCACTTCTGAGACAGCGGCTACACCTTCGCCCCAAAGCGGGAACACCTGCTCGAAAGGGGGCGTATCTTTCGTCCAACAACAAATCAGGCGGTACCAACGCTGGTCCTCCGACTTTTGTTGGCTGTAATGCTCAGCCAACAGTAAGTAGAATTGACGCAGCGTCAACCGCCCGATGTCACGGTCGCCTAAATGAAAGCGTCCACGGGCAATTCGATAGAACGTTCCCCACCATTTACGGCTTGCTTGGGCGCTGTCTCGGGGGTTTTCGTCTTCGTCTCGGACGGTTCTGACAACGCCTGGGATTCCCCCATCTCAGCGGTTGTAGGGCTGTTCACCGTCTGACCCCTCAAGAACGTAAGGAACAGCTTGGGAATGGTTTCGACGCTGATCAAGCGCCGTACCTGCGAGAGCGTCAGGGGCCAGACTGGCTCGTCCTTGTCGTTGTAGGTATGAAGCCCAGCCCAAATTAGCGCAGTCAGTTCCGACATGGGAACCTTGCGGATCAGTTCCAGGCTAGACGCCGTGACATCCGTCCCACCCTTGACGGGGAGGATTGGTTTGTATGCCTCGTATAGCGAGGCAACGGTAGCAAGGAAGTTCTTCCCCGTTGCCTCCTCAAAGGCACACATCGTATTGGCGTTGAAATACAGCACGTATTCCTTATCAAGGGTGATCGGAATCCGTGTCTCGGTAATGTTATTGAACATGGAGCCTTCTTTTACGGCAAAGCAGTAAGAATGTTGTCGGTAATCGCAAGCTGGATCTTCGCCGCTAGGACGTTGTCTACGGGGACGGTGAATTCGTGTTGGGCCACGTACCCCTTGAAGGTCATCGTGCCGAACCCGTTGGGGAAGGTCATCTGGAACTGGCAGAGGGCCAATTGCGCCATCGAGTTCCACATACCTGAATTCCACGCATGGGTGGCGTCGATAGGGGACCAGTTGATCTCGAAGCTGATGTCACCGCCTTCCACGAGTACGGTCATCTTCCGCGCCCAGAAGCCCGGTGTATCGTGCGTGGTTACATCCACGATCTTTGGTTTGACAGTCGGCCCGGTGATCGACCGCACCTGGCTAACCGTCGCAAATGTCGGGGGCGTTGCAACGTTGGAGAACCGCAGGATAGTTCCCTTGGCACTCTCGATGTTCGCGCCGCTCGGCGTTATGGGGGCAAACGGCGTGACACCGCCTGTCCCGCCTACTCCTGCACCGCCTGCGCCGCCAACGGAAGTCGTCTGGGGCGGAGGGGGTGCCTCGCCGCCGAATGGTGTACCTAATGTAGACATTCTCTTTCTCCTTGTGTTTCTAAGTTAACAACATCGTCTCCTCGCGGAGGTCCGAAAAAGTTGGCAAGTAGGCCAGGATGGCCCCCAGCTTGCGGAAACAGGCCCGGATTTCCTTCTCGGTTGCCTGGCCTTCCTTCACACGTTTCAAATAGAACTGCGCCAGAGCCGCCGCACCGACAATCCGGTCCACGCTCAGGCCCGCCTCCACCGTCTGCGCAAGAATAACCCGCTCTTCAGCTTCTGTTGGAAGTGGATTGGCGTAGGGTGTCATTTCGTAGTAGTGCCACAGATAGCGTGCCGCCTCTACCGCGCTTTTGGTCAGAGCGATCCTGTGGAGCGCCCCCGGCCCGAAGTCCACCGGGTACTCCCAGTAAGCTACCAGCGGCTGTTCGTTTGGCGCGTACTCCGGGATCTCCGCAAACGTAGCCACAACCTTCTTCAGAAAGATCTCGATCTGCGAAGGGTCCACGGTACGGCGGCGCAGGGCCGTCTGCCAATAGAAGATCTCGGGGCGCAATCCAGCAATCTTGAAAATACCCGTTGCGTAATCGATTACAATCGCAACGTGGGCTTCCCCGCCTGTCATTCCATCCACCCGGCCAGGGACGTTTCCCGGACGCGGTACAACCTGATACCGCTTTAGGACTTCCCTCGCAGCGGTCAACGCCGCAGCACTTACGCGATGCATCCTAGTCTTCTCCCCCATGGACGATCTCCTCACCGCGTGGCCCAACAATTGGCGAGACAGACCTTGGAGTAACCGCACGCTTCCCGGAGTACGTATGCGGCGCGGAAACGTGGGCTAACAAATCCCGATAGTCAAAAGTATCGAAGATACACTTGACACCGCTCTCCCAAATCAGGTTGCAGCGGTAGCGCTTCTGCCCATTCCAGAAGAAGATTTCGAAGTCGCCTTCCTTCTCCTTCGTGGACAGCGCCTTGTAGTGTAGGTAGTCATCGCCAATCAACGACTTTAGATAACGCCATTCCCCATCGTAGGCCCAGCCTACCTGCGCGACAGAACGGTGGCCCATACCCAGCCCTACCCGGCCTGGTAGGGCCTTTATGCCAATGCAGCGGTGGCTCTCGTACAAGACGCCCAGCGGCCTTAAAGCATCCCACAGCTGCATGTCCATTCCTCGGGGCACCTCGCAGACCTTGGCCAATACCGGAAGAACCGAAGCGTTAATCCCCGTCTGGCACATACTCGCGTGCGCGGTATTCGAGAGCTTCACGAATAGCTGGCGCTCCACGTTGTAGTAGATTGCATGGGTTTCACCGACAATCGGGGCGTCACCCATATGGGCGAGTTGGTTGGCGAGGTAATCCGGCGCGTACCAGTCATCGTCCTCGATGAAGAAAATCTTGTCGTACTTCACGGCGGGAATCGCAGCGAGGAGATTGCGGGCTAACGTATTCTGCCCCGGCACCCAACTTGGCATGGGAAAGATCTGCGTGATCTCGGTTCCCCGCACTTCGAAGATCTCAGGATTGAACGGCATCGGCGGTAAGCCGTCGTCAACGATGATCCACTGCAGCGGCCCGTTGTAGGTCTGGCGCCAGACGTACTCCTTGCACAGGTCGAATGCCTCGGGCCGATAGCCCGTGGGGGTGATCAGGGTTACGCCGTTTTCCACGCCAAATCCTCCAAGGCTTCCTCCAGCGGTACGTAGGGCCAACAAGTCAACGCAGAGTCCGGTGTTGAATTGACGACTTCCACGCCCGCTTCCTTCAACGGGTCCACGAGCGAATTGAAATGATACAGGAACGAATTCAAGGCAACCGAAAACATTCCAGCACGCTCGCGCGGCCCGTTATGCCAATGGGTCCGTTCCCCCTGGCATTTCATATCATACCCCAAAAGGATAATCCGCTTGGCTCCATAGAGGTAGGCCAGGTTGATTGCGGCGTAGCCGGAATTCGAGCCAGTATGTAGTGCTGTTGGATTTGTCTCCAGGCCCTGCTGCCCGGTAGCCCACAGGCACCGTACCTGCGGGTGCTCCGCAAAGTTGGCGATACTTACCCAGAAGCCCTTGTAGATCATGTCATGGAAGCTTACGCGGCCATCGACCGAACGCTGGTTCATGTCCTGCTGCATTCGCCACCAGGCAGCGTCCCCAAAGTAAAGCACGTCCGCAAAGGGACACAGCCGCCACGAGTCGTTGATCGCAATTACGCGGGCCTTGCCTGGCAGCTTGGTCGCGATGTCGAGCGGCAGCGACGGCCCACCCGCGAGGATCACGCAAGTCTCTCCCTTCCAGCTATCGGGTACTTTGTATCTCATCGGTCCCACCTTTCCAACTGGGCCAGCGCCGTGCGAAAAGCTTTGTCGGCTTCCGCAAGCTGGCCCTCCATGCTACGGGTCAGCGGCCCGGCATACAGTTTCCGTACGGCTTCCATCTGGCGGATGAGTCCAAGAATAGCAGAGACACGTTCTGGCGCAGTGCCAGGCCGGGAAACCATCTTCTGCGCTTGAGCAATCGCAGGCGTTACGTAGCGGCTAACCATCTGCTGGAAGTGCTTCTCCGCTGCAGCCCAGCGGTTTAGAACGTGCCCGTTATGCCGCATTACTGACCTTTCCGCGCTTGGGGTCTTTCGCCCATAGGGTACAACAACCGTATGGGTCAATCCTGCCGGGGTTGTCGCCGGGGGAGTCTTTGTCTACTGCATCGCAATCGCTCTTGGCAAGGCTCATATGTACACACCGCCTACAGCCGAACCCGGCAAGGTTCTCCAGGTAGGCCGTCTGGACACGGGTGCGGCTTCCGTTGCCGCGTATCCTACCCTTTCGCAGGTCCTGCCAGTCGTTACAGCTGCCGTACTCCGGGCTGACCGCCTGTTCCGCGCCCTGGTAGTCCGTACACCTGCCGCCAACGGTAATAAAAGCGCACTCGTTACACCGTAGGGACGTGCCCGGTGCGTAGACATAGCCCACGCTGGCCTTGGTCGCCAAGGTACTGCGCTTCTCTACCTGCACGAGGGCGTTCTTTCCCTTGCCGATAACGATTGACATTAGGGTGTCTGTTCTGCTACCAGGGCGATATTACCGGGCTGGCGGGTCACCCGGAAGTTCACCGTCATGTTGACACGGCCCTTGTCGTCCGTAAACACGAGCGGCCCGTAGTGCATGGCCTGCATTAGCGCGATGCCCGTCAGCAGCGGGTCCAGCGCATCCTGTAGCGCGTTGAAGAGGTCCTGCCACTTCTGCCGTACCCGCGCGTAGTCCCGGCGCGAACCCCGCACGCGCAGCTGGAAGGTCAGGCGCTGGTTCTCCCGCGCAAGAGTGTCAGCGGGATAGCCGCCCGTTTCGTAAAGCGCCACGGTCAGGTCCTGGTCATCCGGCATGTAGCCTTCGTAGCAAGGCCAGCCCGTATTGCCGTTGACGTACCCAGCAGTGGTCAGGTAGTTATAAACGTCATCGAGGAACATGCTACGCACCCTTGAGCGTTTTCATTACGGCGTCCTTCACCCGGCCCGGCAGCTGGTCCTGCCGTTCCTTCAGCGGGTTCTCCAGATACTTTGGCCCGCTACCGGGCCGTGTCCATTGGATCTGCTTCCCGGCTTGAACTGCCTTGGTCCAACTCCAGTTCGCGCTGGGCGGTACGGCACCCTCTAGCGCCTCGTGGACGTAAAGCGCGTACGGCGCTGCCGGGCCACCGTAGCCCATTTGGACAACCACCCTATCGCCCTCTTTCCTTGGTGGCTCAACGTGGCCCGTATTCATGAGCGTGCCCGTCTTGACCGGGACGACAAGCTTACTCGCCGTCATGACTTCCTCGCCAAAGATGTAGACCGCGCGGCCCACGGCGTCGTCCAAAGTCTTGGCGGCGTTATCCAACTTCTTCGCCAAAGCATCCAGGCCTTTAATCCGCAGTTCAATGTGCATCGCTTACGCCTTTCCGAGCATCACCTTGACGAACATGTCGCCTACTTCGTCCGGGTAGCGCAGGACGTTCATCACAATCGGGTACGGCGGTAGGTCGCCCTGCACGTACACTAAGTCCTCGTAGCCAACACCGGGAATGTCGAGAATCCAAATCGTACTCTCGCTCAACGCATCCGGGTCACCACCTTTGCCGGGCACGCGCGTCAACTTGAAGACCCGCCTGCCACGGAAGGTCTGGGGTGTCCCGTACTGCGGTAGGCCGTACTGATCCCGGCCTGTCATCGGTGTCCAGACAATCGTTTGCGGGCACAGGTCTAACCAGTCGCTAGCCCGGATAGAAGCGGAAGACATACCGTAAACCCCCTGTAACCGTATCGGGCCGTCCGAAAGCGGCCCGCGCCTTGCACGTACGGTGCAGCAGGCTGCATCGGAAGGCCCCCGGAGGGGTAATCCCTACCCCCCGGACCCCCTAATTCCCCCCAGGCCCTCCTAGCGGGCCGTCGCCGGGGCCGTTTTCGCCCCCTAGGCGCTTGTCGGGGAGGATGTAGTCCATCCCGTCGATGGTAACGGCGGTTCCCACGACGTTCTGATCTTGGAGGTTGACTGCCTTGTCGGTGTAAAGCTCGCCGCCAGCCCACGGTGGTATCAACGCATTCGTCGCGCGGGCGCGCAGGCGCAGCGCCAATTGCTGGAACTGCTTAAAGCGGTTGCCGTAGGCGATGTGTAAATCTCCGACACTCTTGTCGGCCTGTCGTGCGTACTTGCTCGCGAGATTATCAGCCGCGTATGCTGCTGGCAGATAGTTGCCCATTGCGGGCGCGTCCGCCATGCTGCCATAGACAGTTGAGATGCAGTAGATGATCTCGGCGTCCGATAGCTCCGGGTCCGCCATGTTAACATCCCCGATCAGAAAACGCACTTCGTCCTTCGGGGAAGTTGTTGGGTCACCTGTGTAAGTAAAGGACATTGGATACTCTCAAGTTTGCCTCCGGGAGGTTCTCCGCGCAGAGCCTCCTCCCCTCCGCAATTACTTCACTTCAAATAGTCTTCCAGGCGCTGGCGCAACACACGGATGTTGCCTTTCACGCTCAGGCTGTATAGCTCGCAGAGACGAGCCAGGCCCTCACGGTCCAACGCATCCAAATCGGGCATTACCTGATGAGTGACAGCTGGCTTAATGCCGTACGCTGCCACAGCGTCCCGCAAGCCATCGAGCGTGAGCGCGTAGTTAAGTTCCTCGATACGGCACAGCGGCCTGTCGTAGATGCACTGCAGGGCATACGGCGTCAAACTCCCCTGCGGGACTTCTTCCCCGTATTTCAATTCCTGCCCGGCAACCGTCACGCCGCAGTGCTTCGACACGACAAAGCGCGCACTTTGCATATCGAGGCTACGGAATAGCGGGCGGGCGCAGAGTAGCTGGAGTGCCATAAGGTTACACCGTGGCGCTGAGGAACATGAGACCCATGGCAGGGGCCACTTGGCCAAAGGCGTATGCGGACTCGATTTCCACGTGGTCGGCGGAATCGACTTCCCAACGGTACTTCTTGACGCGCATGCCAGCAGCCGTCGCGCCCGTCAGTCCCGTCCAGTTGAACGTATACCCACCGGACGGCTGGAAGATGCCCGGCGAATCGGAAGCGTAGCACAGCATTGCATGCTTCCCGGAGATGAAACCGAACGTGTCGATTGGCGCCACGTCGGAGTTATTGCCCAGACCTTCAACGGAAGTCGTCTGGATACCGCTCATGACGAGGACGCGCTTCACTTTGAACAGCGCCTCCAGGTCACTCGTGGAAACGGTCACCGCACCGGGGGCCGTCTGGCCGTATTTCAAGCGGTCGATGATCTCGGCGTTGGTTAGGAGGGTGACAAACGTTTCTGCACCCAGGACTAGCGTGTTGGGCCAGTAGCCCGTGTTCCGCTTGATGGTCAGCTGGCCCGCGAGGATATTTTCTAGCGGGGTGCTGCCAGCGGCGGACCACTGAATGAACTGGTTGGCAACGGGCGCGGCGGCGACACCCGTCTGGTCCGTGTTGCCCCAGATGCCAGGCCCGAAGTAGGCGTTGGCCCAGTTGACATCACGGTTGATCAGCGCCTGCTGCGTCAGCCAATAGGTTGCGTCCCTATCGGGCTGTAGCGGGGCATCGCTGTTGGCACGGATCTGGTCATCGATGATCTTCTTCTCAGCCCAGACATCGGCCACGTAGGTGTTCGTCGCCAGCTTATAGCCGCCAGCGACTGCGGGTGTACCGGGTGCGCGCTTCTGCATGTTGTTGCGGAAGAAGTCACCACGGTTGTAGATGAAGTACATGTCGGATTTGTTCGGGACAGGAATGGACGGGAACACCTGGTTAGCTACGAAGTCACTCATGTCCTGCACGTATCCAACCGACATCATCGTTAGGGGACGGTTAATATGGACATCACCTAAAGTCGGTTGAGGCATTGTTTACTCCCTTTCAAACTGAATTCTCGAAGCCACTAGGCTGCGAACCCATCGGGCTGGAAGAGGATGTCGGTAATACCACCGCTCGCCCCAGCCGCCAGCGCCCACCCCAAATAAGGCCCGGCAGCAGTTGCGGTAACTGCCTGGCCTGTCGTGTTGCTCATGACCTTAGCGCCCGCTGCGATGGCGCCACCGCACTGCACCTTGGTAATGTCGCCGGGACCGCAGACGAATCCGGGGTCGCCAGCACCGGGCTTATCCTGCAGGACGCCAACGGCGTTACCCGTTGCGCCACCGGAGGTAAGCAGAATGATCTGGCCGTTCGCATCCAGCGTAACGAAGCAATACTGACTGGCTACTAGGGAAGCGGTGGCCTTGATCGATTTGGAACTATGGATGTTCTCGTAAGCCATTGTTAGTTCTCCTTCACTCGAAATGGTTAGGCGTTGGCCACAGCCCGCCGCTGGCTGCGCTCGTAATCGAGGTAAAGCTCAGGAGCTTCGTCCATCGCCTTCCCCACCGCGTGCGGCTTGTCGATCTTGTCGCGCTTGGCAATCTCCTCCACCTTGGCGTCAAACGCTGCCAAAGCAGGAACATCACCGCGAGCCGCCTTGCCGATTTCGCTGAACTGGCTTTCCAGGGCTTTGTCGGCATTCTTGAAGTTGGCCAGCATCTTCTTGAACTGGGCGGAATCCTCACCGAACGTATCCGCCAGCTTCTCCAGCATTTCGCCCTTCTCCACCGGAGAGCCGGGGGTGTTGGGCAGTTCGCTCTCCGCACGCTTTACAAAGTGCGAAGACCGTTCCCGCTTGCGGATGGCGTCCAACTCCGATTCGGTCTTGACGATGCGGTCCTCGTAAGCCAACAGCTGCTTGCGCAGCTTGTGCTTCTCCTTGTCCTTCCCGCCATCATCACCATCGTCGCCGTCGTCACCATCGTCTCCGTCATCGCCGTCGTCCTCGGAGTCGTGAGCCTTGGCTTTCCCGGCCTTCTCGGTCTTGGTGACCGTACCGCCCTTGGCCCGCTCCAGGACTTTCTCCTGCTGCTCCAACATGGCGGCTTTTTGAATCGGCCCCGCAGCATCGAATTCGGCCTTGCAGGCTTCGTCCATGCTGTCGGTCAGCTTCTTCTCCCGCCGCTTCCGCTTGGCTTCGGCCATCATGTCGCCGCGCTTTTGGGTGTCAGCAGCCATGAACGCCTTGCGGGCGTCGTCACCCATTGTGGCGTAAACTTTGCGTTCGCCCTTCGACATCTTGATGACGAGGGCGTTCTCAGCGTCTAGTTCCGAATTGCGCTTGGCCATAGACGCAATGGTTTCGTCTTGTTTGGAAACCTGTGCTTCCAATTCCTCTAAGGTCATAGCTTCTCCTTCTTTCCGTGTTTTCTTCCAAAGATCTTTATCATTTGGGCCATAGTCATGCTTGGACTCCGTAACTGTAATGTCTTTTTGCTTCTTCCCCTCTCCCTCCTTCGTCGCAATATGCATGCCCGGCACGCGGGTGCCAAGGGATATCCCTTTCTCTGTCTTCTGACCCGGTGAGATCACGCGGAAGCGGCTGAAGCCCTCCGGGTCTTCCTGGCGGAAGCGGAGCGTGTTAGCCGCGCTATCCACCTTTCCCGATTTCATGTCGTGGTCCGAAAGCCACTTGCGGGCCTTACCCTCGTCCCACGTCTTCTTGTCGAAGATGACGCTTTGAACCTTACTGCCGCTGCCGTCCTTGGGGAAGCCGATTACAAACTGGACGCCTGCTGCGTCCTTCTCCACAGCAAGCGTGATCTCCTTCGACACGTCGCGCTTATAAAGCGCAACGACGGCCCGTGGGGTCTTCTTCCCCTTGTTGTCTACTGTACTGTTTGCGGGGCGGTCTACGAGTGACACTTCATCAAGTTTAAGCTCTGCGAGAATTTGTGGCATTACTACCTCCCCAAATTGGTCTGTAGGCTAATCGTAATCATGGCCGAAGAGAACGAACCCTGCACGGTAGCGGTCAATTGTTCCGTCGAAGAAGTTGTCAGGGTTGCGGGCGCGGTGTAGAGTCCGTTGGCGTCTACTGTACCTAGGGCACCCGTACTCATCATCCAGACGAACACGGCCCCCGATACCGGGTTGCCGTCCGGGTCCGTCACCGAAGCCGTAAACTGCTGTGTCTGGCCCGCCTGCAGGTTCGCGGAAGCGGGCTGGATGTTAACCTGGTTACCCATGGAGTAGGTCGTGTAGCTCTGGCGGTTGCCCTGGGGGTCCGTACAGGTAAAGTTCTGGGAGGTTGAGTTGGACGCAATGGACATGGAGGCGCTACTTGAGTTGTAGGTGGTCCCCATATACGACGCCATAGCATCGAAGATCGCCTGGATGCCGGGGTCCAGCTTCACCGTAGGCTTTTTAGGTGCCATCCATCACTCCTATTCTGTTTTAAGACGCTTGCCCTTCCCGCCAATAGAAAACGCCCGCAGCTTCCCGTTCTTGACGTCTTTCCAGACATCCGGGTCCGTGATCTTAAAACCAATCCACCATG